TTAAATACTAAAGATATATATAATGCTCCGAGCAATGAAATTGCTACAGAGCCACCCGTAATCGAATTCATACTAAACGATAAAACTTACTACCCGATTACACAAAAGCAAGTTGATAAATGGTCGGAGTTATATCCTAACGTGGATGTTATGCAGCAGCTAAGGAAAATGTGCGGCTGGCTTGATGCTAATCCTAGAAACAGAAAAACCAAGGGCGGAATTTTAAAGTTTGCAAACGGATGGCTTGCTCGAGAGCAGGATAAACCTAGAAAAGTACAACAGCAGACAACGAAAGACTTAGCTCCTGCAATGGATTTTAATGAGTTCTACTAATGACGATTGAAGAATTCGCAAAAGCAATGACATTTCTAGGTTTGAACTATAACAAAGGGTTCACGCCCGAATATATAAAAATGTTGTATCCAAGATTTGCTAGTTACAGTTATGAGCAAATCAAAGAAGCAATACATAAATGTATCGATAACGAGAAGTACATTAACAACATAGCATACGACTTAGGGCAGTATTTGCCGTCTGTGGAGCGAAAAGCTGAAAAAGCGTTGGAATATGCCGATGACTTCAAAACGTGCCCTAGAACTAAAAAAATGTGCCCTCTCGACGTTGTTTGGGTATGGGCGGTAATTAAATTTGACTAATGAAAGGGTTGAGAGGATGAAAGATAAAACACTTATTAAGATTTTGACTGTTATGTTAGTTATGTCGATTGCATTAGCTATTTATCAAAGCTGTTTAATCGTAAATCTAACAAGCAATCTAAAACTTGTAACTAAGGATCGTGACAAGGTAGTAGAAATGTATAACGAAAGGAATAAATAAAAATGAAACTAGAACAAGCAAGCGATATAGCAAGATTACAAGATGCAAATATATACGCTTTAAAAAATACCGCTAGTCAAAGCGATATGAAAAGATTTATGGAACTTAGAAACGCTAATGAGAAATTAGCTGAACTACAAGCGATGTATTACGATTTAGAACAGTATAAAGAAACCGTAGACGATGTAATAACTTGCATGACAAGTATTTCTAAAGATTTATTAAATATCGGCTATGGAAACAACAAAGCAACAAATTTGAAAGAAGTATTTAACTCTCTGTTGGGCGATATCCAAGAGGGCATAGAAGATTATCAAAACATCATTAAAGAACTGGAGGGGTAAAAATGGAATTTAGAGAATTAAAAGCTGATGAAATTGATGTGCGAGTTCAAAGAGTGAGACAAAATGATAATGGCTATTATGCAATATTCTTGTTATATAAAGATGCTCGATGCGATATGACTATCCTTGATGAAACGGTTGGTTGTTTAAAATGGAAAAGAGAGCATGAAGTCGTTAACAACAATTTATTTTGTACTGTGTCTATTTTTGATGATGCCAGCGGTCAATGGATCAGTAAGCAAGATGTTGGGGTAGAAAGTAACACCGAAAAAGAAAAGGGGCAAGCAAGTGATGCATTTAAGAGGGCTTGTGTTAACTGGGGAATTGGTAGAGAGTTGTACACTGCACCGTTTATTTTTGTTAACCTTAGAGACAATGAAGTTACAAAAGCATCGCAAGGTAGAAAACCATCAACTTATTTAAAGCTTTCAGTTTCAAAAATCGAGTATGAAAATAAAAAAATTGTTGAGTTGGAATTAATTGATGAAAATGGAAATGTTAGGTTTTTAATGAATAAAAAGACAATCCAAGAAACTAAATCGCAAGAAATAAAGCCACAATTAGATATAACGAATGTAATGAAGATTAATGCTAGTCTAGTATGCGAAATGGATACATTAGGAATCGATTTTAGAGGGAAGCTAAGTAATTTGGTATTTAAATATTCGGGTTTGCGAACTCAAGACACAACTGAGTTAGCTTTAGAAGATATAGACAAGTTAAATAGTACATATGCAAGTTTAATAAAAAAATTTAAGGAACAACAAGGAGCTAATCAAAATGGAATTAACTAGAGAGCAATTAGAATTACAAATACATACTGTTAACTCGTTGGTTATCAATAGCGATAATCAACTTGAATTAGCAAATGAGTTAGCTAAATACTCAAACACACAAATAAAGGAAATCAAAGCAAAATATAAACCACAAAAACAAGATTTAGATAAACAAAAAAAAGAAATTTTGGGAAAAGAAAAAGATGCATTAAAGCCGTATGAAAATGCTAAAACAGTTATTAAAAGTGCTATTGGCGACTACATGAAGAAAATTAAACTTAAAAGAATTGAACAAGAAAAAAGAATCGAAGAGGAAGAAGAAAAATACGGTATTTCATTGGAAGTGGTTAAGGAAGTGCCAAAATTAAAAGGTACTCATATTAGAAAAACATGGAAAGCAAGAATTGTTGATGCTGATAAAGTCCCCGTTAAAATTGGCGCAACAGTGATTAGAGAAATCAATATGTCGGTATTGAATGATATTGCAAAAGTGTATCAAGGAAATTTTGCAATAGATGGAGTGGAATTTTATCAAGAAGAGGCGGTGACGATCAGATGATAAACAGAAGTGTTTTAGTTGGTAGGTTGACACGTGACCCCGAATTAAGAAGAACACAACAAGGTGATGCGGTTACTTCTTTCACGATTGCGGTAAATCGTAGTTTTACAAGTAAAGACGGACAACAACAAGCAGATTTTATTAATTGTGTTGTATGGCGCAAGTTAGCCGAAAATGTAAATCAATACTGCTCTAAAGGCAGTTTGGTAGGTGTAGAGGGTAGAATACAAACACGCAGTTACGACAATTCACAAGGTCAAAAAGTATATGTAGTTGAAGTTATTTGCGATAGTGTGCAGTTCTTAGAAACTAAACCAAAAGAAGAGGCTCGAAGTAAATATGATGTCAAAGACCCACGTTTTGATGATTTCAAAATAAACCTAGAAAAAGAGTTTGATAACTCATTTAACACCTATGACATTATGGAAGATGATCTACAGTTTTAATGATGAAACTTTTAGCCAGATATCATCATCGAGTAATCAACCCCGATACGGGCAATTTAGAAATAACTTTTGCAATAAGTGATTACAACTCTAAAGCTAACACCGAGGAATTGGAAAAAGAGTTGTATTCACTTGAAATAAAAAAACCTAGGTCTAAAAGGTCATTAAATCAAAATGCGTATTTATGGACACTTATTCATGAATTGGCTTTGAAAATGGAAGAGGACGACATGGACGTGTATATAAAATTGCTTAATGAAACTAAAGCAAAATATGAAGTCTTAAAAGTATTGGCGATAGCTGAGAATGATCTTAAAAAATGTTTTAGAGTTGTTAAGCTTCTTAAATACGATGATACAAATAAAGATTATGCATATTTTCAATGTTATTACGGCTCGTCTACATTTACAACCGAAGAGATGAAAAAATTAATTGATACTGCGATAAGCTGGTGTAATGAGTTAAATATACCAACGTTAGATGGTGGCATATATGGCTGAATTTATTATCTATGGGCGTTTAGATGGACTTAACGAATATACAAGCGCCAATCGGTCTAACCGTTACAAAGGCAGTCAAATGAAGCTTAAAAACGAATCTATCGTAATAGAAGCCATAAAGAGATATCAGCTACATAAAATAAAAAAATATCCTATCAAACTAAAGATTACATGGTATGAAAAAAATAAACGTCGTGATGTAGATAACATAACTTTCGCAACAAAATTTATACAAGATGCATTAGTTAAACAAGGGATAATCATTGACGATAGCCAAAAGTATATAAATCAATTAAGGCATGATGTAAAAGTTGATAAAGAATACCCGAGAATAGAGGTGCAACTGATTGAAAACAATAATACAAGATAAAAAAGTATGTTACTTATGCGGTACAACTTTAAATTTAGAAGATCACCATTGTTTGAATGGGAGTGATAGGAAGAAATGTGAAGAAGATGGGCTAAAAGTATGGCTATGTGCTAATTGCCATCGCATAGCGCCTTATTCTGCTCATGGGAGTATAGAAACTAGGATAAGACTAAAACGTGTAGCACAAGCTAAATATTTAGAAACTCACACTCAGGTCGAGTGGTTTAGACGATATTATAAGAATTATTTATAGAGTATTATAAGAATTTAAAATTAAAGAAAGGAAATGGTTGTGCGCACATAAAACCATGGTTTCCTTTGATTAAATAGTGAAGGCATTAAGAGTATTAAGTTTATTTGATGGCATTAGTTGTGGAATGATAGCACTGAAACGAGCTGGAATTCCTGTTGGTAGATATGTAGCATATGAGATCGAACCAAATGCAAT